AAACATTCATCTTGGAATTCTATGATGAAACTCCCTCGAAGAGGGAGGAGTTACCTGAATAGTCTAGTTTGGAGTTACACTGTAGAGTATTCTTTTGTATATTTTCCAAGATTCCTATTAGAAGGAAGGGGGTTTAAGGGGGACATAGTCCCCCTAACATAGTCCCCCCTAAAAAAAAGAGTATTTACTTAATTCGATTACAGTTAAAATATGTGGATTTACGCCTATGTTAGTTCGCATGTGTTTATTGTGAGGCGTATGTGTTTCTTTTGTCGGCGATCATTTGGAGTTTGAGTCCAGTAACGTCTTCGCCGTTCATATCTGCATTCAAGATGGCAGCGACCTGTTCGGCGTCGGGGTCACCATATACGGGTGGAATATGTTGTAGTAGCGCGTTCCATGCGTCCTCAATGAATAGCAAGGTGTCGGCGGAGACATCGTATCTTTTGGTTTCAACGAGAGATTTCGTAATAGTGGATCGCATAATAGTGAGATATAGCAAGGTTTGAAGGTTACCATAAAGTAAATATCAAAAGACCTATCAATTTTGTAAGTAGGGGGGACCCCCACCGGCGGCTCCCTCCTTTCTCCTTGTAAAAGGTTTTGTGTGAGATGGTGGAAATGGAGCAGACATATCCCGAATCCATGAGGAAGAACGCAAATAGATTTCATGAAGTGTTTGATATTGTGTTTCTAATTCGGATGGCATAATAGGTAGGATAATAGGTAGGATACTGTTGGTGTATATCGTGAAAGTCCTTTCAATTTTGTCATTTGTGTCCGCAATTAATTTATTTCGTCCGGTCGGTAACCCCTGGCGCACATTTGGAGCAAAGACAATGGTCAATATCTGCATCGTTGTTGTGAAATCCGGGGATATGACAGTCGGCATTGAATCGTTTCTGCAACCACATACATTTGCCGCCATGTTGAATAAATAATTGGTCAGCGGTTTCAGAGGTTTCATCCAGACGATTTTTCAAATCAGCGACTTCGTCCAATAATCCCCCAATTTCATCCATATATTCGGTTTCTTTGGCGAGCAATTCGGTGTAAAGCGTTTGAGTGTGGGTTTGTTCTCTAAGCAAATCCTCCCAAAGTAAGAGTTTTTGCTTGTCAGTGAGGTTTTTATCGGAGAAGTTCATGATGAGAAAAGGGTGTAAGATAGAATGATTTAAGTGTGAAAAGCCGTTCAATTTTAGAGACAGTGGAATATTCAAAATGGAAAAAGACATAAAAATTTCATCCCATCTAGTGTATAGAAATGAGTCTTTCGTCCGAAAGAATTACATATACGATTTCCCCCGAAAATAAAAATTGTATCTACGAAGAGGGTCATTATAGCAAACAAATATCAACCGGAAAAATAGCGACGATTTTATACACAACAAATTGGCGATGGGGGTCATTCGAAATCACTTTGACGGAAGAAGAAAAGAAGGAAGTATTGGAGAGTAATGACATTTCTCTCAACTCGTATGGTGCGTCGTGTCTCGAAATGGATAACGGTTGGTTTGATTCGGCAGAATTGAAAAACGAAACGAATTATACGGAGGAGGAAAAGATAGAAATATTAAGAACGATTTGCGAATCACAAGATAGCAAATATTTTAACGATTGCGACCAAGGTATGATGGAAGAAAATGGCTGGGTTTTGGACGATACAGAATATAGCATCGTGTCGGGGTGTGAATTGGATTAGCATATACAAAATTGAAAGGCTATATCCCTTGTAAGTGAATACAATCTGTTTAACAACACAACTAGTACTTAATCATGCCCCCACGTAATCACCAACTAACCATGTCAAACCTGAAAGGGTATGTAGGTCAAATCAATGAAATTACCAACGAAGAAAACAATTATAAACTCAAAACTGCACCAGATACAAATATCAAACTGCTATGTAGAGCTGCGAAGTGTTTATCGAACGCCGGAGATATAAAAAATATGAATATTGCCATTGAATTCTATACAAAAGCATATGAAACACAAAGTGAGATTCGTGGATTGAATCACACAAGAACGTTGGATATTTTAAAAACCATAATTCAATGTGAAAATAAGCTAGAAAAAATGAAGAAAAATCGTTTGAATACAATTCAAAGGAATTTGGAGGCGAATATGCAAGATGAGGCTGAGAAGAAGGAACAGGAGGAGAAGAAGGAGAAGAAGAAGCAGAAGAAGGAGAAGAAGAAGAAGGAACAGGAGGAGATGACAAATAGTGACGATGAAAAAAAGTAAAAAGTAAAAAGTAAAAAGTAAAAAGTAAAAAGTAAAAAAAGAGGATTCAGGGACACAGTTCCACCCTTTTTTTTATACCGCTGGACATTTGAATGTCCCATTTTGAATGTCCGACGGTTTATATATTTTTGTAACAAATGAGTTATGATTATCTTATTATAATGTAATATTAACTACGTTATAATGCCGGAAATAGAAACGAATATTTTGCCAATGAATTTGGGAGAACCCTCTTCTGAAAAACATTCTTGTGTTTGTGGAAAATCTTATAAATTTAGGTCAGGATTATTGAAACACAAAACAAAGTGCAATGTCCAAGAAGAGAATGTCGTGATTTCCCAAGAAGAAGAGAATTCTCAAGAAGAAAAGGACAGAATTGCCAAAAAGGAGAGACGGGACAGACTAGATAAATTATACAATACTTTGGACGATTTGTCTAATTTAAATACCGAATTGCAGTTTAAAAACCTAGAATTGCAGATACAAGTCCAAGATATGAAGATACAGCTGGATGATATGCAGACCTTAAACGATGACTATAAAAATAACATAGAGAAGATGCAGGAGAAAGTCGATGCAAATACCAATACCACCAATAAGTTACAATTTCATTTTACGGATAAAAATATTAATCTGAATTCGATAGACCATTTCACAGGACAAATAACCAGATGTTTAGAAACCTTTTTTTCGAAAAGAGGTATGCAAATTCCGCCCATAGACTATTTTACAAAGGAATAGGTAAGTTTGCACAAAAGTGCGAAAAAAAAAGGATTATTTATAGATTACAGGATAATTTTTATTTTTATTTTTATTTTTATTTTTATTTTTATTGGAAGAGAGAGATTATTAACATGTATGATTGATTAATTGGGTATCGGGGTTGTAGGTGCCCATTTCGTCGTTGGTGTCGATGGAATAGAGGTTATTGGAGTCGTCAATAAGGTAGGTGGTGCCTTGAATCGTGATTTCATGCGTGATAATTTCCTCTTCTTCAAGTTCTTCAGTCATGGTGGGAAGAGCCATTTCGATGGGAGCTGGTTCTGTCTTCTTGGCACGTGGCTTGCTGGTTTTCTTAGGAGCGACAGGCTCCTCAGCGACAGCTACATTGGTTGGTTCAGGTGTGGAGGGTGTTTCGGTTTCGGTTTCTGCCTTCTTGGCACGTGGCTTGCGGGTTTTCTTAGGAGCGACAGGCTCAGTATCAGGCTCAGTATCAGGCTCAGCGACAGCTACATTGGTTGGTTCAGGTGTGGAGGGTGTTTCGGTTGCTGGTTCTGCCTTCTTGGCACGTGGCTTGCGGGGTTTCTTAGGAGCGACAGGCTCATCGACAGCAACATTGGTTGGTTCAGGTGTGGAGGGAGTTTCGGTAGCTGTTTCTGCCTTCTTGGCACGTGGCTTGCGGGGTTTCTTAGGAGCGACAGGCTCAGTATCAGTATCAGTAACAGTAGGAACTTCGTTTGCTGCGGCGACTAGCTCACTGATTAAATCGTTTGATGTATCTTGGACAACATTGGTTGTCTTTTTTGCACGGGGTTGGCGTGGTTTCTTCTCTTTGGGAGCGTCGGTGCTCTCATTATTGGCGGTACTCTTGCGTGCCTTGGGAGCCTTGGGGGGCTTGTTTCTTACGGTAATGAACTTATGCATTTCCTTACCGGTTTCCTTACTCTGGGAAACAATGGTTTCGTACAATGCGGTTTGATCATCAACGCTGTCAAAGAGTTTTAGTTGGGTATAGGCGTTTTCTAAACCCTCGTCGGTGAGAGTGCCATTTGCGTGAAGACTTTGAACGAGAGTGTAGCCGAATACCATGAACTTGGAATACTTGGCAGACAACTTGGGTTTCTTCTCCTTCTTCTCAGTGGAAGCGGGAGGTTGGACGTTGGTGATAGTTGGGGATGACATGATTATACTTGTTTTGTTGTGAAACGGGATATTTGTCCTTATAGAATTTTTAACCTTTCAATTTTATTGATTTTTCAGGCTTTTTTGAAAAAAAAATGTGGGTAGATGGAATTTACATTGGAGAAATTGGAAAAACTTACACCCGTCATTTTTATGCATTTGGCGAATACATACAAGGCTGACGGGAAAGGCTGACGGGAAAGGCTGACGGGAAAGGCTGGCATAGGGAGGAACCATTTGTCACTCATTTCTCATTTGCCACTCATTTCTCATTTGCCACTCATTTCTCATTTGCCACTCATTTCTCATTTGTCACTCATTTCTAGTTCTCTAATAGGCATTATAACATGGGTACTTAGATGACAGTGCATAGGGAGACATACTGGTGTGGGATTATCGGCGGTGGTCGAAGAAGTGACGGTTCGCGTCGGGTGAAAGGTTCGGGTTAAAAATACTCTTCAAAAGAAAAAGAAAGAAAGAAAAGAAAAATAATTTCTACGTTGTATTTCATATGACCTATTTGCGTAAAAATGGAATGGAAGTGGATATAGAAATGGGTACAATCATTTCATCATCGTCATCACCCAATTCATTTTCAACGTATTCGTTTTCACCTTCCACACGTTATTCATCATTAAGTAACCTCTCTACTGAGATAGATTTACCAGAACAATTGTCTCCAATGAGAAGAGTAAGAGTGACCCAAGAGAGCGAAGAGATAGATACGGTATCGGTATCGAATGAAGAATTCGAAATCGTTTCTGTAAAAAGGATTTACATAACGTATTCGTTTTTATGGGTAATATGGATAATTTTTCTGGTAAATTGTGGTATAAACGGTTCCTTCAACAATGGATATGAACATTTCAAGATTCTATTATTTAAAGCCATCACGGAGTATCCCCAATGCAAACCATTACAAAAAGAGTGGTGGAGATTATTTACAAATATGTTGATTCATTCAGATATGAAGCACATCGCATTGAATACGGTGTTCATATTCATGAATGGATATGTAGTTGAAAGTATTGCAGGACATACAAAAACTGGAATCTACATTCTATCTGGGGCATTTGGTGGAACTTTGGGATTAGCTTATATAAATAGATATAAAACCGCTTTGGGTGCATCTCATGCGGGAATGGGGTTAGGTGGAGCTGTATTGGGGTCGTATTTATTAAATTATGATGGTTATGATAAAATCTTCTATAGAATCCATTGCGTGGTAGGTTGTTTCTATATTGCATCAGACCTAATTAGTTATGTGTATGATTACGAGGACTCCATTGGATACATTGGTCATTGGATAGGGTATTTGAATGGATTCTTATTATCATTGTATTTGTCGCAAACAGTGGTAAAAAAGAAATGGAAAACAGCCATAAAACAAACGGGATTCAGTTTGTTTATAGCTCTGAACGCATTTTTAGTTTGTGATTATCTATTTAACACGTACAAAACCAATGTGATGAATGATATTTTACAACCAGTTGAATATAACAATCCTTGTTTAGAATATATACAATCAATTGAAAATGAAAAATAGAGATGAGGTACGAATCGATTGTAGGAAAAATAGGATGCCAATGAACGAGTACTAAAATGGTAAAGTCGGTCGATACGAACGGACGAGTTATATCCATAAGAGGATTTGAAAAACAAACAGGTGATAACCAACAGGTGATAAAATTGATAGATTTTTTAGTGCAATCATTCAGAGTACAACTTAGATCATAAAGACATAATGACATCACGTTTATGCGGACACTGCAGAGAAGAGGGACATAATATACAAAATTGTAAAAAGTTGGAACTAGAAGTCCCCTTGAATATTTTTGGACGCGAATCCGGCGCGTACAAAACAAATATAAAAAGAAAACATATCCGTTTTTCAAAACTAAAACTGGATAAAGGGCATTTCGCCAAGGTACATGCACTCATTGCGAATAAGATACCTTGTATAGCCTTGAAGAGTAATACCCACTATCCAGAATACAAATACTTTGTTGCTCGTAGAATGGAAGACCATAGTATCCAACTGACGTTGGAGGATGCGAATACTGAGTATAAAGCCATTTCAGACGAGGCGATAAGGGCAAATTCGCAAATCATTGTGAATTATATGGACGAGTTTAAAAAACGAATTGCTTATTACAGAAATGGAACTCAATACGGTGATTATATTCAGGTTTCAGATGCACACAATGTACTCACCGGTGATTATGTCCATTATACAGAACAGGTTGCAAAACGACAACGTGAGTGGGAAGCTGCGCGGGAAGCTGCGTGGGAAGCCTATCGTGAGCGGGAAGCTGCACGAATTGCGGCAGTACAAGCGACTGAAGCACAGGCACGAGCACAAATTGCATTACGTGCGAGAAATGATGAACGCGAAGCACAAGCGAATGCCCGCCAAATACAAGCTGATGAAATTCTAAATCGGGAGCAACTACCTATCATACGTGAAATGGTGATTGAAACAGAGGATTGCCCTATTTGTTTAGATGTGTTAGGTGAGACGGGTAAAACGATTTTGAGGTGTGGCCATCAGTTATGTACGTCGTGTTTGATGACCCAAACCCTTCGTAGTATTGCGTTGAAGACCACCAACCGTTGCAGATGTCCAGTTTGCAGAACCCCTTATATATAGTAGGTAAATAGTAGTAGGTAGGTGTAGGTAAATAAGTAATTAAGTAAAAATAATTAAGTAAAAAAGTAAAAAAAAGGATAACCCTTTTTTTTACAGAATCATCGCTTCATACTCGACGTTTTGGTAGTTTCTCTTGTTCTCGAGCCCGTTTGATTGCCTCTTCGACGATGAGCGTGGCACTGGCAACAGTTGCAGAGAGTGTTACATTTGGTTTCACAAGAGAATGTGTGTCATTGATTTCATTCTTATTATCATGAGTGTTTTGTTTAGAGACTACTAGCAATGAACGGTCGGTATGTTTTTTTCGTATTTGCAACAAAATACGATTCAAATGACTTCTATACATTTTCTTTGAATGTAATACAAAATGTATAGAAAAAAATCTACATGCGAACCATGGCGATGAATTTCCGATTCCCAGATAAACGTTGTTCGCTAACGCCTCCCATAGGAACGTTACCTTCAAACAACATATGAGTGAGTTCGGTTTGAATAGTATATCCATGAGATTCTAAATAAGACAAAACGCTTGGAATATCATCAGCGCCCATAAATGCATCATTCATGCGAAAGGCAGAACCACTTCCACCTATTGTGTTGGCTGGGTAGCGCATCAAACAAGGAACGCAATTAGAACCGTGAAAGAAGGGAGAATTCGTAGAAGCATTTTGAAAAGAAGAGAGTTTAGGGACGGAAATCATCATAACAAGGTCACGTAAAGGTCCATTCGGAACGGTATTGACAGTGATGATTTGCATGTAGGTTTTCCAATAGGAGTTTAATATGGGTTCAAGGTAGAGAGAAAAAGAGCCTCCTGTGGAGGATATGGCAAACGGACTTTCCAACCGCTTTGATTCTTCCACGGGAGGTTCGAAACGTATTCTTTTGGAGGAAGGTAGATGAAAATTCATGGACATTCGTTTTTTCATAGAAAAATAAAGGAAGTAGTATATGATAGACAGACATTATACCATTGGAATCTGGGTTGAAAAAAACAAAATTAAGGTTGTAATAGTATAAAGAACCTCTACTATATAAGTATGGGGGGGTAAATAGTGTAAATAGAAAAAAAAATATATATATATTAAAAAAAAAGAATAAAAATACGCTCTTATAGTGTAGTGGTTATCACTCAGGACTTTGAATCCTGAAACCCGAGTTCGAATCTCGGTAGGAGCTTTTATTCAAAGCGGGATGGCGCAGTGCCATTCCTTTTATTTTTATACCAACGAAGATAAAACTCTTTTGAGTATAAAAAAAAGCAAACAATTCTGTCATAAATAGTAAATAGTAGGACAGATGGCACCGAAAAAAATGCTTTCATAGCTCAGTTGGTTAGAGCGTGCGACTGTTAATCGCGAGGTCTTCGGTTCAACCCCGAATGAGAGCGAAAAATCATGAGGTTATCATAGAATCTCATGTTTTACACCCACCCTTGAATATTATACCAGTGAAGATTAAAATGTTCCATTTTAATTATTCAAGGGTCTAAATACTTAATAAAATTGAAAGGTTTTTATACTAAATTGAGTATTATAACTATAATTAACTATAATTAACTATAATTAATAAAGGAAAAATGACCACACGACCTATGATGTTTAAAAAATATAGACATGATTTTTCGGAGACTTGTAAAATACAATTGGCAAAATTCGCAGAAGCCAATAAAAATTTACATAGAAAAAAATATAAGGAGTTATGGAATGAGTGGGTCATTGATAATAAAAATATGGTGGAATTAGAATGTAATAAACTGAAGGAGAATGGATTTGAGGGAGATGCTCTGGATAAGATGTATAAAAGTGTTCGTTATTATCATCGTAAAAAAGACAAAATGAAGAAACAAGAGACAATGTCTCAAGAGAAGACAATGTCTCAAGAGAAGCGAACATACATACGTTTGTCTGTAGAGTTACAAAAATGTATGGAGAATCATATAACGGAGATGATAATGAGTAACACAACTGATGACAATGGTGAAATCAGTCTAACGCACGGATATGCATTCCATAATTTTATTAAAAGAAACACAGACTTTCTTTTGAGAGAATTGGTAGAAATAAAAAGGAGAGATGGTTTTTTGGAAGAAAATATGAGTAAAAAGTTACAGAAACGTTATCGTGATAAATTTTATACACAACGTTCAAAAATGATGAATAATATCCACGTATAATATAATTATGTGGAATACCAAGGAAAAAAACAATCAGAAAAAAATACAATTATTGGGGCAAGGAACATATGGTTGTGTATATCGTCCGGCTCTCCATTGCAAAACGATGAAACCCATTTCAAAAAGATATGTATCAAAAATTCAAAAAAAAGAGGAAATGGTAAGTGGAGAAATCGAATTTGGGAATAGAATCAAAGAAAATGTACGTAATTATTCTTTATATTTCGCACCCATTTTAGAAACGTGTGATATACGTATATCTCAATTAGACGATGAGCAATTAAATCAGTGCGAACCGATTCAAAAAAACAAAAACGAGGCATTTTCCTCAAATAAAATGGAATATGTGGGCAAACAGACTCTAGGGGAATATTTTGAGCACGTATTGGAAAAGGCCCATTCGACGAGGGATATGCAACGTTTTTTGATGAAGTTGGTCGATACGCACATTTATTTATTAAATAGTGCGGAACAATTAAACCATCAAAACATAATCCATTTAGACATCAAAGGAAACAATGTGATGTATCACGAAAATAACAATGTGTTTGTAATCATTGATTTTGGGCTCAGTGTGGATAGTCGTTCTTTGGAATTGACGAATTATACAAAAGAAGGAGATAAATCCCCTTTTGGGATTCTAGTGGATTCTTATATGCCATGGAATATCGACATCCTCCTTCTGTCGTATATTGCCCGTCAAATCCAACCCAAAGGAAAGAACAATGAATACGAATATCGTGAAGGAGGTAGATTTGATGAGAAAATCACCGATACCAAACCCATGAAACAGATGGTAACAAGGTTTGTCAAAGACAATCGATTGTTTAAAAATCCGTGTTTCAGTGAAAAAGAGTTGTTGGAGTTTGAAAAAAAATACCACGCATATATTCAAACATGGAGGGAAAAGACATGGAGAGAGGCATGGAATGAATTGCAGAAACACAAAAAATCGTGGGATGCTTATAGTATCAATGTGATGTTTTTGCGTTTGTTAATGAGTACGAACATAACCAATTTTCTCAAAGAAAATACGAAGGAAATGCGCAAGATGCCCGAACCTCTGTTAAATACAATTAAAATCGCTTTTACAGGAAACACGTCGCGAATGGAAACGGTCAATTTCTTTAAACAATATATAGGGTATTTGAAAACGACTCTATTGAGCACACCGACTGAACATTGTGTTCCTTTGGATTGTATATCCAAGATAAAAGCGATTTTCAATCGTGTTCCGGTGGAAATGATGGAAAAATGGGAGGGTTATATGAAAAACAGTATCGTGACCTCGAAAAACAGAAAAAAAATGAGTCAAAATGGAAAGGAGACTACTTTACAGAACATTCGTGAGGGAGATAAACTTCTGAGACGGATGTTGGAAAAGAAGGTGTTGCCTCCGGTGGCGCCTGCACAATAATGCGAAATTTCCGGCGAACAAATTGATAACGTGGATGAAATAAAAGGGAACACATCGCATCAAATTGGTTTGTATAATTCTTTTGACGAATAAAATGGCCTATATTTTTGTTTTTCCCGAATGGTGATCCAATGGAGATTAGTTTGGGATGAATATGCTCATGCTCCCTGCACATGTGTCTTTCGGTGATTGAAATAGAACATCTTAGTTTGGAGACAAGTTTCCGATAAGTACGTTCCCGTGCCCCTGTTGTGGTGGTCCAATGGTGTGCTAGTAAAGAAAATACCCATCCATTGCGTGAATTTTCACGTGGAATCCATTTCACCATGTTGGTGTCACAGATGCCATTATGTGAAAAAAAATAACGTTCATGTTTCAGTTGATGATTTAAATATTCCAAAACAGACATTATGAGTGGGTGTTCTTCACCTTGTTGAGAATGATGTTTTAAGTAATCACACAATCCGGTGATGTCTCTCCAAGAACCATAGGGGAGTGGGTCATAATATTGAAGTAAAATAGGAAATACAGAAAGAGCCAACATAGGAAAGGAATCATATAGATGCATCATCATCATATAAAATACTTGTCGTAGTCCAAGACCATGTGAAATATCGCGTACATAAAAAAGCAGACAAAATGTTTCTTCCATGATAGTCAAATTGACGTAATTGCGACAATTCAGCATGATGTCTGAAAACAAGGGAGAAAGGTCTTGGTGAGAATAGTTGTGGTGTAATTGAATCCAATAGTCGGAAATTTGTTCAGTGATAATGTCGATAGAATCACGTGGTTTTAATAGAGGGAATTGTTCCATTCGGAGTAGTATAAATAAGTACATGATAAATCATTATATCATTTCCAAGAAGATAAAACCTCTTTCTATTCTTAAATTGCCAAGGGTTTAAAATTGTCGTTTCGTTTTGTTTCTGGAACCGTATCGTGAAGGTAAAAAATTGGAGATACGCACTTTTTTGGTGTATTTACTTTTCTTGGAACATTGTTTTAGAATGGAGGGAGGTGGTAAAACCCGTTCCATTTCTTGAAAAAACATCCATAAACAATTGGATTGATGAAATAAAAAGACGGAGTCTGAAAAAACAACTTTTTGAGGAATCCGAAAGGTATTGGATTCAATGTAATTGTTGGGTTGTTGAATAAAGTCATTTAAGAATTGTGGTTCCATAGAAACAACAAAACTTTTCATGGATTCAAATGCGTATCGTATGTTTTTGTCTTCTAAACATCTCTTTTTTTGTATGATTTCAAGGACAGTGTTCTCTGATAAAAAACTCCCTTCCTTGGACTCTTCTAAATCATGGATTTCTTTGGTAATGGAGGTGATTTCGTTTTGCCCATTGACAAATACAAAATGAATGGGGATGGAAAACATGCTTTTGCGTGCAGGACATGTTTCACTTTGCATTTCTTGTATAAGGGGGTGTGCCCAAGAGGTATCTAATTGGTCTTCGTTCATTGATATGTATATTGATTTTATATGACAATCTAGAACGATTTCCGATGAAAGACTTTAAAGAAAACGTGCGCAAACCCGCACATAAACTAAATGACATTACGCGATATAGCCATGATAAGGGATGGGAAAAAAGGACTAAAAAACAAAAGGGAGTATCATAAAAAGAGTCAAGGGTTCTTTTTATGGAAATGAAAACTAATTATACAAAATTGAATAGGAGACAAATGCGTAAGAAGGTGTAATAAACAAATGATATTAACATTATGCATACCTAGTGTGGATAGACGTTTTACCAATGAATATATACGTACCACATTAGACAACACAAATATTGGAAAAATATGTAAAATAAAGGAGAAGGATTCTTATACAAGAAGCGACAGCAAGAAGGTGTTTGTCACCATGAATGTAGATACAGAAAATGAATATCAGCGTAAATTACTAGAGCGTTTAGAACAAGGAAAAAATATCAAGGTGATGCACGAAGAGCCCTATTATTGGAAAATGGTACAATGTAAATAATCGAAAAATCAATTGAGTATCGCATTGGTACGTAGATATTGATCAACGATAGGATTTTCATTTTTTTCATGATGTGGTTGATGTGATTTTGAATGAAAAAGGGAACACCAATTGCCAGAATTTTCGGCGCGATTAATCTCAGTCGTAAATAAGTAGTCCAAATAACCGTAAGCATTATGATAACAAATAAGTTCATGTTTCATAAGGTCCTTTGTTTTAAGCAATACTTGAATCCGTCTTTCCATTCGAAATCGTTCTTGTATCGTCATTGTTTTACCACGTTTATCGAATTGATGGGAAATAAATCGCAATTCGTTTTTAACACATTGAAATTTGGCAAGTAATGCGCGTTTGTTGGTTTCCATGCGTTTAATAAATGAAAAAATGTTGAGATGACAAATAATGGGAAAGAGTGTTCGAATTTCGTTGGGTATAAAGATATGATTCCATTCTTTAATTTCCCCGATTTTGAGTTCGGTCTCTTGAATTTTTTCAAGGATGATGGATTCTTTATCGGGTTCATTATGTAAAAAGGCAATTTTACTGGCCATAAACTCCAAACTGGTTTCCAATTTATCATATTGATAAGCAGATAAATGATAGGAGTGTGCATCACTTTCCCATTTGAAATAATTCATGACTGTGACCAAAACTGCAATGAGTCCATTTAATCCGGCAATGATGGAACCACTCCAATTCGATTCTTCAATGAACGTAGAAAACATGGCAATAAATCCACTGATACAAATGGTGGGTAACATGAGAAGATGCAATCGACGTAGAGTAAAGTTTTTGGACTGTAAAAACAGATGTTTTTGTCCTTTGACAAAGGTAATAAGGGCATCAAATTCATTGGAATAGATGGTGTCTGTTTCTTGATAAGATTGTTCAATGGAGTGTTCAACTTCGCTGAGAGTCAAATTGCGAAAGGACTGAATATCGTGGTTTTCGTCTTCATTGTCACTATTATCGACAGACATGGTTAAAGGGCTATTTTCATCTTGATAGGTATATAATTCATTGGTAATNGGAATATTTTCCATAATGGATTGACGTAANGAATCCATGTCTGTTTCAAATGTACGTATAATGATTTCNCCTTCATCATCTTCATTCGNTTTGTTATCTTTGTCATAGACGGCCTCAATGTTGGGCGAATGATTCAAGGAATCATTCTCAATGGAAACATTTTGCGATGTATTTTGCGATTCACCTTTTTCAACATCTGCTTTAAAGAAATTCATGTTTTGCTGATTTACCTAGATAAGATAAGAATCTTTTACGTCCTTTTTGGCAAGAAATAGCATATGGAAAAATTGAAACAAAAATAAAAACGAATCCATATCCATAGAATCATCAATATGGAACATAATCCAGAACTAAGCATACGTCAAAGACGTAGATTGTCGTATCGATTGGATGGAGACCTTCGCGAGTTTCAACACAACTTAAAAAGTCATATCGCAACAACACGATTCAATAATAAAACATGGGAAGAAAATCGAAATTACGTGAAGCATCATCCAAGCGTAGGTTGCGCGTATGGTGCAAGCGAACAAATAAGTACAAAAATACATAATGAAAGTGTTATGATGGTGTTGGAAATGAACAATGATAAGAATCGTATCATGGGAATTGGTATGGTACGTAATCATCCCATTTCGAGAAAGCATCGTATTTATACCAATGAAGAATACAATCGATATGCTTATGTAGGTCGTCATCGTATTGACCGTGAGGATATGACTGAGGATGAGGAAATAATCATGCAGGCATTTGATAGATTGTGTTTTAAGGGAGCTCGACATTTAAAGCGATTGAGAGGAATCAAGGCATTTCCGGTAGATATGCTTTATCGATGTAAAAAAATAATGGATTTGTCTGAATTTGTCAAAGATATGTTCAAAAAACGAATCTACTGATAAAAATGCAACACAAAAATAAAAACAAAAATAAAAACAAAAAAACAACCAAAAATAAAAACAAAAAAACAACCAAAAATAAAAACAAAAAAAAACAACACAAAAAAGGATACAAAGTAAATATAATAAACGCATTATATATAGTATTTTTAATGAATGATGAGAAACAATATGATGTATCTGAATATACGGATGAAGAATTGTATCAAGTATTGGATTTAAATAATCCAACCGACCGTGAGTTGGAGGCACAAATCGTCCAACACATAAAAAAATACAATGAACAGGATACTCCCGAAACCGGCAAATTGGCCTTTTTTTTTGAGGAAATATATGATCATTTTTTTCAAAATAGCGAAGAAGAAGAAGAAGGACAAGAAGGATTTACGACAGCAAATCAATTTGAACATGGTGACAAGGCATCGGGTGTGTTGAAGCCACAAATTGATATGGATAAAGTAGAACAACTAGATACAATCAATCAAAATGTATTACAAACACCCCTCACTCAAATGGATTCATCGAATCCACGTACGCATTACACCACGAATATAACAACCGGACCCAGTCAAATCAATCCATTGTTGAAAGAGACAATGAAACGATTGATGTTTGTGGATTCACAATTTCGTAATTTTAACCTTTACCCGAATTCCACTGATTTCAAGTTTAATTTATCGGAACCATTACATCACGTAATTTCCTTGAAATTGCATTCAGTCACGATTCCCTATACGTGGTACAATATTAGTAATATGTACAATGCAAATTATATTGTTTTGGAGGTAACGAACGACGATGGCGATGTGATAAAAAAAGTGGTCATTATGATTGAACCGGGTGTATATGATGAAGTGAAATTATTAGTGGCTTTAAACACGGCCATTGTAACAGCCGCAGCAACCTATCCAGCTGTGAATTTTGGAACCACCCAGTTTATATATAGTTCGGTGAGTAATAAAATCCAAATAAAATTGGACTTGACTTACACTGATCCAGATACGACCATCACATATCATACAGAAGATTTCAAACTGATTTTTTTTAAACCCAATGGAGAAAGCAACCAAAAATCAGTGGAGGAGAATTATGATTATGAATTTATAACATGGAATGTGACATTAGGATGGGTTTTGGGATATAGAAACTACCCAGAATATGATTTAGACCCAACTGCTGAAAACAATGCAAAATATGTAAAACAAAATCAATATTCTTATGATGCATTGACCCACATTGTGACATTAACCGCAAATACATGTTTTGATATCAACACGTGTAAAACAATGTATTTGATTATTAATGACCATACGAATCATCATCTCAATGACGGATTAGTGACCATAGAAGCGTCAAACAATAATCGTGATTATCCACGTTCCATTAACATAAGTGAATTGTCGAAAAACGACGATGGTACAATAAATGTGGGTGTCAAAAGTGCCATTCCGAACCAACATTTAACGGAGAATCAAGTCTATTCTGCGAACGCGGTTATTTCTGACCGCCAACAAAATATCCAAAATGCGCAAGTTTATTCGGAACCCCCATTTTTGAAGGATATGTTTGCAGTGATACCCATAAAACTCTCTGGAATAAAGCCAGGCCAACTCTACACAGAATTTGGAGGTGGTATGATGATGAATTCGCGGGTTTATTTTGGCCCGGTTCATATAAAAAAGATGCATGTTCAGTTGATGAATGACAAGGGAGATGTGATTGATTTAAACAACACGGATTGGAATTTCTCTCTGGAGGTAGAATATTTATATAATTATAACCGAACGTAAGTAATAGTAAGTAATAAGAAGAAGCATTCGTTTAGTAGTAAAGATTTAACATGGAATATTTTAATTCTTCAAGGGTTTAGAACAAATGACGGAAGAAGGAAAGAAAGGATTTCGATATAGGACAATATAGAGGTCTTATTTATCAACTGAATTTTGTCTATATACATTATAACATGTCTATAGCCATTTTAAAAAGAAAGACAGCTGCAAAATATAACAATGTGAGTGTGAATGTTCCCCAATTTTCCACGGTGGGTGGATATCGAAATCAGGGTTGGGTAGGTCAAACAAGTTTGTCGCGTTCTTTGCCCCGTAGTTTGCGCAGGGGAGATACATTACGGGGTTATGGAGGTTGTTGTGGAACTTACACGATTGCCAATTCGGTCATCAACCCAGATTTGTGTTCCAGAAACAACAATCAAGTGATAAAAAAAGCATCCATGAATACAGCCGGAATGCTCATGTCCCGATACAGATGGATTCGTCGTCCTAGGCCTTATACCAGTGTGAAACCCGGTTCAGGAAATATATTGTATCGTTCTGAAGGTGAATTGACAGAACGTAAAAGGAAGAATGCCTTATGCGAACAAGAAAACTGTCTTGCAACAAACACAAATGAGCCTCCTGCTTGTGATAGTTGCAATACCGTGCCCACCATGTTTCGTAATTATGCCAATACTCCTCAATCATTCTCGGAACCATATCCCAATACAACCACGAAATCTATTGAAGAGATGGGATTGCCTATCGCGCAAAGTGAATATATGACAAAGGAGACGCAATGTTGTGTGAAATATGACGAAGAATTTTTGGAACAGGACAATCAGACAAATTATTGCAAGACATCTTTTGCGTGTGAATAAAACGGCTTATACTCTTTTTGTGACTTTTATAAACAACATACATGTTGTTTATAGAAAAATAAGGGTGTAATTTAGTTTGTTAAATTTGCGTTTTTTTGGTTTAACTGTTCAATAACAGCCCTTCTGTTTTTGTTGACAATATCAGTCGAATCTGGTTGAGCTGTTTCTTCTGTTTGTTTCAAATCTGAAATTGGGGTGATCATTTGGATTTGGTATGTGTTACCTTTGAATTCAACATAAAAATTGTTTCCCTCGTTGATTTTGACCGGATTAGCAAGGGTTCCTGAGACAGATTCGGAAGAGACAGATTCGGAAGAGACAGATTCGGAAGAGACAAAATCAATGCATCCATCCGATTTCAATTCAATCTTGGGTAAATCAGTGTGTTGAGTATGAATCGATTGGTATTTTTCAAACTTCTTATCACTATTATTGCAATAATAACTAGGATTTAAACTATGAAATAAATCCTTGATTTGGATTAATTTTTGCAAATCGGGACGTTGTGGTGTATTTAACAGATTAAGATTCTGGCCAAAGTACCCCCATGTAAAAACAAGGTCGATAGGTTTGACATATCCTTCGGTCGTTTCGCCTATGTCTGATTTGTATTTAAATGAACCATTTATGGTGGTTGCATATTTTATAACTTTTTCATGGAAACTTGGTGCGGATAATTCAGAATTTTTTACAATTCGGTCAGTGGATGGAGGAGAAGGAGCAGGTCTAGTAGGAGGAGGAGGAGGTATATCACCCCCCCTAATCATTTTTTCACGTTGCATGAGCCTACGAATCACATCCATTCGATTATATAAGATGGCGACATGAAGTCCAGAAACTGCTGTGATATCGGTAGTAAATATTTGATATTTACTCGGGATTCCGGTGATATCAAATGGTTGAAAGAAAAAAGGGATGACAATGTTGTTCATAATATCATTAAGAGAATGACGGTCTTCACGGGTCCATCGTGATTTCAAAAAATCCTGAATGAGTTGTTGTTCAATTTGTTCAAGTGTGCCATTTTGGATAAGTTTGATTAATTCACCAAAAAATTTTTGTCTAATCTCTTTTTGATCAGGATTTGTCAAATTGGCATATGTGGAGGACGAAAAGAGACCACCGGTTTGACGTTTTTTTGAAATTTTCAAGGAAGACCGTTTTTTCTTTTCATTTTTTAGTTTATGTGTTCCTGTTTTACCCATGGATAAAGCCTAATAAAATATCCTTATATATTTATTTCGGTATAAAATTGAAATAAACAGAAGGTGTCAATGAATCACATACATTGAAAAAAACGATGAAAACAAAGGAAGAATTATTGAAAGCCTATTTGGCGACGTTTGATGAAAAAGAAAAACAAGGGTATGAAATAGCGAAATCACATTTGGGTTCGTCATTTGATTTGAGTAAAAGTCTGGGGTATTTGCAATGGGTCAAAACGCAACAATCATTCTCCGAACAATGAATTGGGAGCATTATTTGCATAGGGTGAGCGCCAAGCCATGAAATCGCGGTAATTGATATCTCCCTGGTCTTTGCATTGTGATTGTTGAACAGGTTGGTCTTTTGTAAAGGAGAAATTGGCGATTTTACCTAAATGAATAATTTTGTTTTGAATGATTTCTTTTTGGGGTAAAACGGAAATAGGTTTGCGGACGGGAATCGTGAGACCTTTTTGTGCGGGAGTTGATTTCAATTTGGCAAAAGGGCCTTTTGCAATATCGAATTTGGTATCCTTTTCTTTTTTCTTTGTTGAACTATCGTCCAATAGATGAACGCGTAAAAAGGGGGAACGAACATTGTCCGGCCAAAATCTTTCATCAATAAAAAAGTCCCTACAAAAGAAGGTCAAAACGTATCTTATGGCGCATGCATTGAGAACTTCGTATGGAATAAAAACATCACTGTAATAAGCAAACCCGCGTTTATAGGCGTCATAAAACATGACAATGTTTCCACGGGGTGTATTTTCAAATAATACTTTTGTTTTCCATTGTTTTTCCAAGGTATTTTCGCTACGTTCAACTTCGGTTTTATATTCATCAAATAAATAAAAAATGGGTTGGATATTGGTGTTCCATTTATCAACATTGGTTTCTGTGTCGAGCACAGAGATAAAGCTTTGCAAGAACCGATTCTTCCATTTTTGTATGTATGTTTCATCGGGACTCAATATAATCTCCTTTTTTGCAGATTCGACCATTTTGGGTTTTCTTATGTGATACCAATAAAGGCCAAATAAGGATAGGATGGAAACGCCGGTAGTAATACCATAGATAATTGTCTTGGAAAACATAACTAATAATAGAATTAATCAATCCCATTATTTATATTATTTTTTTGGTTGAATACCTATTTATCGCCGAAACGTGCAATCAACTTATCTTTTATGACAATTCTTTTATTTCGGTATCTGATGCAGTTAAAGCAGTAGAATTGGAGACGGAGGTGGTTTTGCAGTATAAAGATAATATTTTAGCAAAATTTAGATTCTCAATATTTAGTATAAAGATGGCCAACTATACAATTGTAGGAATTGATAATCGTCTTTTGACGATAG